CTATTGTATGCATTTAATTTAGCACTTGCACCTTTCATTCCAAAATCAGTAGATATTTCTCTACCTGCAAAAGAAGCTACTAAATCTGATGCACCTATTTGTTTTGCAAAATTAAATTCGGCTAATCTAGACGCATACTCAACTCTGTTTACTAATGATGCATATCCTTTACCAGCCTCTACACCATAATATCCTACAGTATCTTTTAAAAATTTTAAAGAATTTAAATAATCTTTTTTATGTTTAACAGGACTATTTTTTATTTGAGTTGTTAATGTGGTTATTAATCTTTCAGTATCTCTTCTACCTGCAAAACCTAAACCAGAGTTAAGTGCTTGTCTATATTTATCATTTAAATAAAAGGCTTCTTTCATACCTTTTACCGCACCTTTAAATACTCCATCAGATTTAACATTTTTAATTACACCATTTAACATATCTTTAGGTGCTTTAAATGTTTTAGCTAAACCAGAAAAAGTACTTAAACCAGGTAAAAATCCATATGCATTAAACCCAAAAGCACTATTTATACTACCTGCTAAAGTATCTCTTATAAAGTTAAATGCAATAAATGGAGGACTATGTGTAATTAATGTTGGAAAAACTCTTGAAACAGCTCCTACTTTTCCTAACACACCACCTCTATTACCTTTACCTTTTATCCCGTATCCCCAGTTACCATATATTAAATTTTTAATGTAAGGATTCGCAGTCCCACCTAAAGATTTATACATATCTATATAAGCAGGATCTAGTATTTCATATAATTTTAGTTTACCATTTTTATAAACTACATCAATTACTCTACCTTCACCAATATTTACAGAGTCTTTAAATGCTGCAACTTTTATTGAATCTTCACCTTCAAGACTTTGTTTAAACACTTTAGAATTTAATTTTATTCCAGACTCTTCTGCTTCTTTTAGTAGTGCTTGAACTACACTTTTTTTAATTGCTTGTACTTCTTTTACTTGTCTTATAGGTCTATATATTTCTGATGCTTTTATACCACCATTAGTTTTAATTTCTAATTGATCTATTTCATCGTATACTTTTAATTTAGCTGCATTTTTTTCTGAGGCTTTGTATGCATGAAATGTATAATTCATCATACTCTCGTGTATAGGTGCAATATCTTTTTCGCCACCTATAATTTTAAATTGTGCAGGACCTTTTACTCCACCAGATATTGGAGGTGTATCTCCTTCAAAAACTGCAGGATATCTTTGATCTAATTCTTTTTCACTTAATTTACCAATTTTAGCAGATCCTCTAGTCCCTTCTTGTAATAAAGTTTGTCTATTCTTAGGATAGAATGGTGCATATACTGGGTGATCAATTAAAATTTGATCCATTTGCTGTTTAGATATTAAACCATTTCTTCTTTGTAATTCTAATAATATATTAGAATATTCTAAATGTTTTTTAAATGCAGTATCAACAACTTCTTTATCAGCTCCTTCTAATGAATTAAATTTTTTTATTGCTACATTAATATCTGAAGTTTTCATTCTAGTTTTTTTTCCTAGTTTTCTTCTATTTAAAGAACTTCTAGCTTCAAAGTAATCATTAAATATACCCAGTAATTTTCTATCTGCAACTGGCTGTATTATTTTAACATAAGGATCTACTCCTGCATCTTCAAAGCCACCTTTAACAATAACATTTGTAGCTTTACCAGCCTTAGTTCTATCTGCAACAACAGGCAAAACAACCTTATGTAATACAGCAGACTCTCCTCTAGTAGTAGATGCTGCTAAAAATCTAAGAGCAGAGTATGCAGATTCACCTGGATCTTTAATAAATATAGAATTAATTTCTGGGTCTTTTTTTTGTAATAATTTTATTTCTTTATTACTTAATTTTAAAGCACCACGTTCTGCTGGTTTATCTTTAAAATAAGTATCTAATCTTTTAGCTAATGGATTAGTTGGATTGTCTGCTACATATTCAGTTAAAACTTTATCTATTTTTTTACTTTGCTTAACCATATCATCCACTGTACTTTTATAACCATACAATGTTTGTGAATTATTTTTTACTGGATCTGCAAAATCAAATACATTTCTTTTTACAGATTGATATGATTTATCTAAATTTAAATCTGATAATTTAGATTTAGCATAAAAGTAATTTGTAGGTAATCCAGGAATTACACTAACTCCTGCGGATAACCCAGCAACTTGTAAGTTTCTTTCTAAATCAAATCTCTGACTTAATCCCAATTCTCTTTCTGTCTTTTGTACCATAGCATCTACAGATGAACCTATAAGTCCATCTACACCTGCTTGAGTAGTAGTACCAGCAGCAACAGCTTTAGATAAAGCAAATGTACCCCCAGTTTTAGCAACCTGTTTTATAACTTGTCCACCAACTAATGGTCCAAGAATATTGGCAGGATCTACTATACCTTTACTAAGATTAGAAACTATACCACTAACATATCCTCGACCACCATCTTGCCAAAAATTAGGTAAGTTATTCCAATAGTTTGTTAAATATTTTAATCTTCTTTTTTGATCAATGTTTACAGCATCAGATGTTGCATAAAATAATTCTTTACCTATACTAAGGCTATTAGCTTGTTTCCAAGTTCTATCATCTATAAATGATTCTACAACTGCTTCATCATCTTCATAATGAGTTCCATCTCTTTCATAGTAATAAGCTCTAGCAACATCTATTAATTCTTTATCTTTATACATACTATTAGATGCATCTTTATCAAAAGAATATTTTCTTTCACCATCAGGCTGTTCACCTAAATTAATGACATTATTAGGAAGCTCTAACTTTTTTCCTTCAGTCATTCTTTTTAAATAACTGTCAACTTTGTTTAGAGTTTCTGACATTAGCTATCTTCTGTATCTACTTCTTTATCAAATCTTTCAAAAAATTCATAGTATCCTTGATCACTGGGAGTTAACGCATTAAATTTTTCTCTTATAAATCTTTTATATGCTATTGACCCTTTTCCATAAGCACTTAATATTCCCTGGTTTGCAATAATAAATTGCTCATATGTTTTATCATCGTTAGCACCAATAGAACCACTTGAATAATTTTTAGATGTAAATAAATTATCTGTGTCAGTTTTAAATTTAGAAGTAGATGTTTCTAATGCTTTCACTTCATTAGCAACTTGTGTAGCAACTTGTGAATATCCAGCATTTGCAGCAACTTTAGGTGTAAATCTTTGAGTAACTAACTCTTGAGTTAAAATACCTTTGTTTCTAGTTGCTTCATCAAACTGTGTTATAAGATTACCTTCTTTCATATAAAATTGACCATCTAAACCTACATTACTAAATGCAGATTGCACAGTATCATTTAGTCTTAATCTAAATTGAGGCTTTGCTGCAAAACCATCTGCACCAGTAGATTCTAACAATCCTAACTCAGACATTGAAGGCACAGTGCTTGCATCAAAAGTAGATGGTTGCACACCCTCAGGGACTGGTGCTTTTACCATAAATCCAGCTGTGCTTTTACCAATACCACCTTGTTGATTAACTAAACTATCTATTGTTTTTTTATTTCTTTCATTAAAATTCATTGATCTTGTTATAGCACCACTACCAAAATTAAAATCACCAAAATTAATATCTGCACTTTTTATTCTATCTATATACGTTTGGTCAGCATCTTGTAATATTTTATAACCATCATCAGTGCTATATAAATTTTTTGCAAGACCAAACTTAGCAAGAGTTTCATCTTTAGCTTTTATAGTATCATATCTATTTTTCATTTCATTTTCTTTTTCTAAAAAACTAGGTAATGTTACGTTTAAATATGTTTCAGATATTCTATCAGTTAAATCAGCTAGTCTCTTATCTTCAGCAACTTTAGTATCTATACCTTGTGAAATAAAACCTTTTAAAATTCCTCTTGCAATTGACATTATTCTACCTCTTCTTCAGGTTTTGACATTATACCTGTTTTTTTAACATCTGATTGTACAGCCTTAACACTTTTATCAAAATCTTTTTTAGATAATTTTATTTTAGCTATTTCAGATAATTGTTTACTATTAGTAACATCTTGCATTGACATTCTAATATTATTAATACCTGCTCTAACACCTATTGCCATTAACATTTTCATTACAGGTTCTGTTATTAAAAAACCAACATCAGGACTAAACTTACCTTCAACAAAACCTCCAAATACAATGACTCTAGTTATAGCTTCTATAGGAACTCCTGCGTCTAACATACCAATAATCTGTTCCATAAATTCGTCTGTATGTAAACTTTGCCATATAAATTCTGTTGCTTCTTCAGGGTCTGTAAATTGTGGTGGATGCTCCCACGGATAATTACCTGGAGTGTCTGTTAAAGATTGTCCAGGAACAGGTGCATCAAATGGGTTACCTATTCCTTGTTTTTCTTCGTCCATATTTTATTCCTATTATGTTAATTTTTTATTCATTGCAACTTTTCTTGCATATTCTGATAATCTATAATCCCACAAATATTTTAAATCTTCGTAGTCTGTTGGAAGTTTTTTGATAGGATCTGATGTAGCTGTTCCAGCTCTGTATACTCCTTCTCTAAATCTACTAAAGCTAGGTGCTTGCACATTATATCCACCGCCACCTCCTCCAGTAGGAGAACCAAGTCCCATTAAGCTACCAGCTAAAGCACCACCTATTTTACCACCTATGCCAGGTATAAGTTGACCTGCTCCAAAAACAAGAGCACCTTTTACTGCTGTTTTAAATAAATCTTTTAGTTTCATGTATTACCTCTTAATCACTATTGTTATATAGTAGAAATCCAAATCTACCTATTAATTCATATAAAGAATCTTTTGATGCTTGATCTTGTAGATCTAAAGCTGTTGATCTTTCAAGTGCTGCCATAGCTAAGTTATGATTTCTATTAGCTGCATTTTCTGAAGATGTATTTACCCAAGATGCTTCATCTCTCCATTGTTGCCACATAGATGATAAAGCCCAGTTAGATATGTTTAATAAATTCTGTGCATTAGTTTGGTTAGCTGCATTAACAGCAGATGTATTAGAAGTATTAATTGCTCTTCTCCAAACTACATTTGATTGATCTATTTCTCTTTGATTAGCTACATTAAATTGTTGTCTTTGATTTTCTAATGTAGAATTAAATTGATTAATAGCTGCTTCTCTTTTTGCATTAGCTTCATTAACAGCTACAGTATTTTGTGCGTTAAGTGCAGATACTTTATTTTTTTCTGCTTCTGAAAACTTTTGCATGCCATCAGTTCTAGCAGCATTTTGATCTGACACTTGTGTTGATAATTTATCATAAAATTGATTTACTTGATTTTGACTTTGTGCATTAAATTGATATGATGCATTTGCAGCAGCTTGATCAGATAGTAAAAATGCTTGTCTTGTATTTATATTTTGTAAATTGGCTTGCTGTCTATTAGATAAATTAGCCATATCTATTTGTAGATATGCTTGTGCATTTGTAACAGCTGCTTGCTGATTGTTAGATAAATTTTGAAATATCATCTGCTTATATGTAGCAGCATCTTGAGAAGCTATTGGTATAGCAGATTGCATAATACCTTCAGCTAATGCTTCAGCAGCCATAGAACTTGCACTCATACCTCTATTAGCCATTGCAGCTTCAGTTGCTTTTGCAGCACCTCTAGCCCATACTGGTAAAGGATTACCTGAAGATATAGCAGTTTCTACTTCTGTTTGTAGTCCTGCTAATTGTCCTTTTACTGTAGCATCAGATGTAATAGCACCTTGAGCAGCAGTCATAGGAGCTGACACAGTTCCTTGTGCAGCTGTAACTGTAGGGACAGCACCTGCTACCTGTGCAGCTGTAAACTGCGATGCAGCTTGTGCAGCTGGTCCAGTTATTTGTGTTCCTGTTACAGTTCCTGGTGCAGCTATTGTAGGAGCTGTAGGAGCTGTTGGAACATTTGCTTGAAGTGTACCTGAAACACCTTGAGTTGCCATCAACTCATTTGTTCCTACATTTTGTAGCTGTGGTGATATAGTTGTACCTACTGGTAGAGTAGCTTTTGTTAATAAGCTATCAATCAGTGATACTGCTTTAGAGCTACCTGTCTGTTCTTTTTGAGCAGGTGCTACTGCACCCTTTTGTAGAACTGTGTCTACAGGTGTTGCTGGTGTTTTAGGTGTTGTCATTATCTCCCCTGTCGATTATATTTTTTGAAGCTACGCTTCTCTGATTTATTTTTTGATTTTTTATGTACCCTTGGTCTTTTTTTAGGTTTTGGTCTTTCTTCAAATGATTTAAACTTTCTTGCCATTATTTATTTTAACACCTTTATACCATGCTGGTAAACCTATAAAAGGTCTTTTGTCAAATTGATTTTCTTTTGCAGTTTTTGATTTTGTTTTATTATAATGTAAAAATACTTGACCGCAATCTTTACCTTTAAACTCTTCTCTCCAATGTTCTAAATCACATCCAGAATAAACTAGCATGTCACCTGGTTCTAAATCTACTTTAATTCCAGCTTGTTTTGTTTTACCAGTAGGGTCTAAATAAATTGGCCAAGAGTCTCCTCCAAGATTTAAAGTTGTAGATATTTCACAAGAGTATCTATCTTTATGTCTTGCAAGTATATCTCCCTTTTTATATATTCTAGCATAAGAATATGTTTCACTTAATTTTAATTTTGTTTGTTTTTCCATTATAGGTTTTACTTCTTGTAATAAAGTTTCCATTGCAATGTCACTATAATGTGAATAAGTATTTGGTACTTGCTCATCATTCCATACTCCAAAGTATTCTGTAAATGGTGATATATATTTTTGATCAAATAAAAATCTTGCTACATTTCTTTTGTTACAAAAATATTTATAAACAAAGTCTGCTAAT